TCGCAATACATTTACGCAGGTTACAATCCATCACTTGCAAGAGATTCTCAGTGGGGATCCAATCCAGTTGCCACTGGATTCTCAAGTGGATTTACTCCATTTACCCTACCTCAAGGTCAGTGGGGACAAGCAGCACAAGGTGTAACTTTCAGTGCTATTGGAAACGTTGCTTACAATTTTGGTGGAGGAGTTGATTATTCTGCAAATGGTGGAATGTCTGCATCTCTTGGAGATCTTGTAAGTGCTTATGATCTATTCTCAAATAAAGATAGAGTTGCAGTTGATTTCCTAATTAATGGACCAGGACTTGCAAATGAGTCTGATTCACAGGCAAAGGCAAACAAACTAATCTCACTTGCAGAAGGAAGAAAAGATTGTGTTGCTGTTGTTTCTCCCCATAGAGCAAATGTCGTTGACCTAACAAATGCAACGACTCAAACTAATAATGTAATTAGATTCTTCAGTGCTTTGTCCTCTTCATCTTATGCAGTTTTTGATAGTGGTTATAAGTATACCTACGATAGATTCAACAATCTATTCAGATATATCCCATGTAATGCCGACATTGCTGGTTTGATGATGAGAACAAACATCAATTCTTATCCTTGGTATTCGCCTGCAGGTCAGCAAAGAGGTGTTCTGAATAATGCAATCAAACTTGCATATAATCCTTCTAAGGATCAAAGAGATCTACTTTATACTGCAAGAGTTAATGCTATCATCAGTCAACCTGGAATTGGCATTTACCTCTTTGGAGATAAGACTGCTCTAGGATATGCATCTGCATTTGATAGAATCAACGTTCGTCGTCTGTTCCTGACAATTGAACAAGCACTTGAGAAAGCATCTCAAGCACAACTCTTTGAACTCAACGATCAGATTACAAGAGCAAACTTTGTAAACATCGTTGAACCATACTTAAGAGATGTTCAAGCAAAGAGAGGTCTATATGACTTCTTGGTAATTTGCGATGAGACTAATAACACTCCAGATGTAATTGATAATAATGAATTTAGAGCTGACATCTTCCTAAAGCCAACAAAATCCATTAACTATGTAACTCTAACGTTCGTTGCTACACGAACAGGCATTAGTTTTGAAGAAGTAGCAGGTAGAGTTTAATTAATTTTATAATAACCACATAAGGAGGAACTAAAAATGTCTAGTCTCAGAACAATCACAGGATTCAAAGAAAGACTTGCCGGTGGTGGCGCAAGACCCAATCTATTTGAGGTTGAAATCCCCTCTTTCCCAGCACCTATCACCAATCTATGGAAAGCAGGTGCTGGTCAAGAAATCGACACCTTCAAGTTTCTATGTAAGGCAGCAGAACTTTGGATGAATAATATCAGCAAACTGGATAATAACAGTGGTGCCACTAATCCAAGTTCTTATATGACTGATGCTTATGTTCATCAACTTGGAAGAGGTTATGATAAGGGCAGATTCTCCACTACAAATAACGGCGGAAATGATGCAACATTAGAAACCAATATTACTCCATTAAGAACCTATAAGTTCCATAGTATCTTCCCAACAAACGTTGGTCCAATTGATCTTTCATATGATTCTTCAGATACTATTGAAGAGTACAGTGTAGAATTCCAAGTTCAATACTGGACTGCCGGAAAGGGTGCGAATAAGAATGACGCAACCAACGTTTTAATTAGTTGATAAATATTAAAATAAAGACCAATCAAATAAATTATGGCAAGACTATTTGGATTCTCTATTGAGGATAACGAACCACTATCTCCAAGTACGGTCAGTCCTGTTCCTCCAAACAACGAGGACTCTTCTGACCATTATTTGAGTAGTGGTTTTTTTGGTTCGTATGTTGATATTGAAGGAGTCTATAGAACAGAATTTGATCTAATCAAAAGATATCGTGAAATGGCACTTCATCCAGAATGCGATAGTGCCATTGAAGATATTGTGAATGAAGCAATTGTATCCGATACAAATGATACACCTGTAGAAATTGAACTTTCAAATCTTAATGCAAGTGATGGTATTAAGAAAAAAATTAGGCAAGAGTTTAGATATATTCTTTCACTTTTAGATTTTACTAGAAAATCTCACGAAATTTATAGAAATTGGTATGTAGATGGTAGACTATATTACCATAAAATAATTGATTTAAAAAATCCTCACGAAGGAATTCAAGAACTTCGTTATATCGATCCCATGAAGATGAGGTATGTTAGACAACAGAAAAAAAGCGAAAAAGATAAGTATAGAATAGCAAATATTAATTCAGACAATCCAATGGATTTTGAATTTCCTCAAATTGAGGAATACTTTGTTTATAGTCCAAAATTGACTTATCCAACTGGGAACCCATCTTCGATGGGAGGATCTCAGGGAATTAAAATGTCCAAAGATTCCATTACTTATTGTACTTCTGGACTCGTAGATAGAAATAAAGGATCTACTCTTTCATATCTTCACAAAGCAATCAAGTCTCTTAATCAACTAAGAATGATTGAAGACTCTCTTGTTATCTATCGTTTGTCTCGTGCTCCCGAACGTAGAATTTTCTATATTGATGTAGGCAATCTACCAAAGGTAAAGGCAGAACAATATCTACGTGATGTTATGATGCGTTATCGCAATAAACTTGTATATGATGCAAATACTGGTGAGATTCGTGACGATAAAAAGTTCATGGCAATGCTTGAGGATTTCTGGTTGCCAAGAAGAGAGGGTGGTAGAGGAACTGAAATCTCAACACTTCCTGGCGGACAAAACCTTGGAGAGATTACTGACATTAATTATTTCCAAGAAAAACTTTATAGATCTTTAAATGTACCTACGACAAGAATTGGTGGAGATGGTGGGTTTAATCTTGGCAGATCATCAGAGATTCTTCGCGATGAAGTTAAATTCAGCAAATTTGTTGCTCGTTTGAGAAAGAGATTCTCTTATATGTTCCACGATATGCTTAAGACTCAATTGATTCTTAAAAATATTATAACTCCAGCAGATTGGGATATTATGCAAGAACATATTCAGTATGATTTCTTATATGATAATCACTTTGCAGAACTCAAAGATGCAGAACTCCTCAATGAAAGATTGAATATGGTTCAAATCGCAGAACCTTATGTTGGTAAGTATTTCTCGCAAGATTATTTGAGAAGAAAGATTCTTCGCCAAACTGATGAGGAAATTGTTGAGCAAGATAAGATTATGAAGAAAGAAATTAAAGATGGGATTATCCAAGATCCAAGTATTCCAGTAGATCCACAAACAGGAATGCCACTTGATCAGACTGCACAAATGGATCTTGGTCAACCAGTAATGGAACCCAACCTAGACGCTCAAGGTGCCGCAACTGAGGTTGATGGAAAAATTGCCGAAATACCCAAGGGCGGTGAAATATAAATAAAGAAAAATTACTTAGGTATTAAAAATGGATGACCTTTTAGATATGATTGCATCTGACGAATCTCCTTCTCAGATCAGCGACAAGATTAAAGAACTTCTTTTTACAAAATCAGCAGAAAAAATTGACGAATTTCGTCCTGCAGTAGCATCTAATATGTTTGCACAAGAAGAGGAATGATATGAAATCTTTCAAGCAATTTATCTCAGAATCAGTTAATATTGCTGGCGATTTCACAGGAAATCTTTATATTGGTGCTCAAGCAGAACAACCACAACAAGTTGGCGAAGGATATGTTGCTGATGTAATGTGGCAAGGAAGTCTATATCGTTTAGAGTTAGTCACTAAAACTGGAGTTCCTTCTCCAAGAGAACTAGGTGAACAATTGCAATCTGATTATCCAGGAGCAGTTGTTCATCAAATTTATCCAGTAATGGAAAAAAACTTTAACATTAAAAACGTACAAAGATACCACCCATCTAAATTAGAATGGATTGATTGATAAATGGCCCAGTGGAATAAAGTAGAACAAGATTATTTAAATCAGGAAAGGAGTCTTTTTGAAGTTAATATGATTGCCACAAAAGATGGCAGTCCAGTTTCTTTTGAGAATCCATTTCCAGTATCTCTTGGAAGTTCAAATATTACAATTAATGGTGATGTGAGTATTGGAGCAACTGTAGATGTTTCAAGTACTCAGGAAAATCCAGTTCATACTCACATCACAGAAGTTGGGATAAGTAGCATTTTAACTGTTCCATATCTTCCGGTTGGTGTTGGGACAGTAAATCTAAATCTTACATATCTTCCAGTTGGCATTTCTTCATTACTGAATACCGTAGCAATATCTAATACAAGTTTTTATATTTCTGGTTTTGGTTCATCGGTTTCAATTTCCAATACTTCATTCTATGTAACTGGAATTGGTGGTTCAGTATCAATCTCAAATACAAGTTTTTATGTCTTAAATCCAGTCACCTCTGTAACTGTTGGAGGAACTGTTTCTATTGCAAATACAGTATCAATATCCAATACTTCCTTCTATGTAACCAATCCAGTCACAACAGTCGCAGTATCAGGTATTGGTTCTACTGTTACAGTTCAGGGAACAGTAGGAATTGGAACAACTGGGCAAGTATCACTCAACCTTAATAGTGCTCCTGTAAGTTCTAGTAATCCCCTACCAGTTACGGGAACAGTATCAATTTCTACAACATCATCAGCATCTGTTACATTTCCACCAATAGCAACTGATGCATTTGGTCGTTTAAGAACTTCAACACCACTTACACTCTTTGATAGTTCTCACAGATATAAAGATAATAATCTTTGGAGTGGTTTAGTTGTAGGAACTGGTTCAACAGTTGGATTTGTAACGGCACAAGGTTTGATTAATATGACTGTTGGTGTTGGAAGCACCGCATCAATCATCAGAGAAACTACAAAAGTATTCTCTTATCAACCAGGAAAATCATTACAGGTATTGAATACGTTTGTAATGAATCCAACAAAATCAAATCTTCGTCAAAGAGTAGGATACTTTGGTGCAGATAATGGGATGTATTTAGAACTTGATGGAAGTAATTTATATTTTGTAGAAAGAACATATGTTCCAGGAATTACAACAGAAACAAGAGTATCACAAGCAAGTTGGAATGTTGATACGATGCTTGGTCCTGGGCATCTCAATCCATCTGGTGTCACATTAGATATTTCCAAAGCACAAATTTTGTGGATGGATATTGAGTGGTTGGGTCTTGGCACAGTCAGAATGGGATTTGTGATTGATGGTAAGTTTATTCACTGCCATTCATTCCATCACGCAAATCTTATCAATACAACTTATATCACAACAGCATCATTACCTTTGAGATATGAGATTGCAAATACTGGAATTACAACGAGTGCGAGCACACTTAAACAAGTTTGTTCTACTGTAATTTCAGAGGGTGGTTATGAACTTCGTGGATTGCAACAAGCAATAGGAACACCAGTTCAAACACCAGTTGATTTAACAACGGCAGGAACATATTATACAGTCGCATCAATTCGTCTTAAAGCAACACCAAATAGATTAGATGCAATCGTAATTCTAACTGCACTTTCTATTTTAGGTATTACAAACAATGCAACTTATAATTGGCAAGTAAGAGCAAGTGGGACATCTAATGGTGGAACTTGGACTGATGCTGGTGGCGATAGTGCTGTTGAATATAAGATTGGTGGAGGAACTTATACTGGTGGAAGAATATTAGCATCTGGATATACGTATGGTTCCAATCAAGGTTCAACACCAATAGATATTCTTAAAGAGGCATTGTTTAAGTTCCAGTTGGAAAGAGATGCACTAACTGGAACACCTTATGAACTTTCTATTGTATGTGCTTCTGATGCCAATGGTGCAGATATTCACGCTTCTATGGATTGGGAAGAAATTAGTAGGTAATTGCAATTTATAAATAAATAAAAGTGTATTATTAAAAATAATGGCTCATAGACCAATTGGTGCTGGAGCTTCATTTGCATTTTCTGCAGGTGCTGCATCCACATCCTCAGCATTTCCAGTTCAATCAAATGTATTAAGAGTAGTTGCCGTTGGCGCAGCTGCTCACGTTGCTATTGGCACTGGATCAGCAGCAACAGTAACCGATTATTATATTCCATCAGGTCAGTCTGCAACTCTTGGTCTCACCAAAGCTTCCAATAGAGTGGTTGGAATTACAACAGGAACAACTACAACAGTAATAGTACCAGAGGGAACGCAAGTTCCTTTCGGTGTTGGTGATTTTGTTTCAATATCAGCAACTGGTCAACCATATTATGACATTTCTCACGTGGCAGTTCTTTCCGTTGATACCACAACAAATTTTAATGGGTATCATCAAACAAGAATGGTAATTGAT